ATCAGGCCCAGGGCAAGGATACTTAAACGATATAAAAAATAGCGCAAATGTAACCAATGAAGAAATTGAATTTATGGGGCTTGATAAGTTTTTGCAAAGCAAGCCAAATTTAACTAGAGAAGAAGTTCAACAATACATTAATAGGAATAAACCTAAAGTAGAATTTAAAAACTTAAATATCTCGAATGAAGGGGCTTTTGATGTTCCTCAATATACTAAATGGACTTTGCCTGGAACAATTTCAGATGATGTTGAGCTATTAATTAAAGCTCCAAACTCTCAATTCAAGTGGTATGGAAGACATTACGAAAACGAAGAGAATGTAGTTGGATGGGTTCGAGGCACAGGTAGAATCGATGCCGACGGCAAAAAAGTTTTCTTGGTAGAAGAAGTCCAGTCTGATTTACATCAAGTCGGAAGAGATAAGGGATACGCAAAATATTCAGATAGCAAATACAAAGTAGTTAAAAATGATATGGATCAATACGACTTAGTTAATTCTGACGGAGACGTAGTAGATACATTTAATTCAAGGACAGTAGCAGAAGAAGAGGCGGTTGACAGAATGTCTTGGGATTTAAAAGGTCAAGCTCCTGACGAGGCTCCATTCAAAGATAGTTGGTATAAAGTTGCGATAAAAAATGCTATAGACGCGGCAGTTAAAGGTGGCTACGACAAAATAGCTTTTGTTGATTCTGCTGTGCAGATAGAAAGATATAAGTTAAGTAGAGTCATTAAACAGGTAAATGTAAACACTCTTGATGGATCTCCAGATATTAGAAGAATTACTTTGATACCTACAACTGGAGGTGTTGACAACACTATAAACCTGACAGTAAACAAAGAGGGCGTAATACAAACAGGCAGAATTGGCGATAACCGCAACATGTACAAAGGAAAACCATTATCTGCTGTAGTTGGCAAAGATTTGGCTAATAAAATCATGGCTGGAGGCGAAAAAAATTCAATATCTGGATTGGACTTAGATATTGGTGGTAAGGGCATGAAGGAATGGTATGACAACAAGATTCCTAATTATGTCAAAGATTACGCCAAAAAAAGGTTAAATACAAAATCTGGTAAGACAGTTATCAATGCTGGTGTTCAAGGGGACAAAGAATTTTTGTCGATAGACCTTACAGAAGATTTAAAATCCAAAGTATCTCAAGGCCAGCCATTATTTAGTGCCGCCCCAGTCGCAACTGGCGGTTTAATTAACCAAAATAAACAAAATGATAGAAAAAATGCCAGAAATCTGGATACTGGACTCTTGTTTTAAGGGATAGAACATGGATATACCACAAAGAATACGGGCGCTGATACAGTTACAAAGCAATTTGGGCTTTCAGGGCGAAGAAATAGACGCTTATCTTGGCCCAAATACTTATACAAGAGCAAAAAATGCTGGCGCTGATACAGTTAAAGAGCTTCAGAGGATATTAGGCGTTCCGCAAACTGGAGTTATAGATAAAGCCACTAAATCTGCCGGATCTGCCAGCAATAGCGATCTCAGAAGCGTAGGATTCAAAAACAGAGGCGGAACTCTTTTGGTGGATGCGCAAGCAGATCCTCTTCTTGCTGGAATTTTATCTAAAATAGGCATTGCAGAATCTGGAAATGATCCAAACGCAGTAAATATCGGAGGTTTTCCAAAAAAATTCTCAGATATAGATAAAAGTTATAAAGCTAAAGACATGACAATTGATGAAGCATTTGCCGCAACTACAGGTAAAGGTACTGGAGCGTCTGGGCTTTATCAAAACATGCCTCAATATCTTGTTAATAGGGCAATCTCTGCCGGAATAGATCCATCCACAGGAAAATACGACGAAAACGCTCAAAGAGCCATTGCTGAATACCTAATTAAGCAAGCAAATGAAGGTTCATTTACTCCAAAAAGAGCGTACGAAGATCCTACTGGTTTTGCTAGTGATCTTGGTGGAATTTGGGCAGGAGTGCCAATAGGATATAAATTAGACGATCAAGGTAATCAAATAAATAGAGGCGCATACGATCAGCCTGGAGTAAATGCGGCAACGCAAGCATATACTTACGATGATATGTTGATGGAAATTGATGATTATTATCAAGCCGCAAAAAGGGCCGCAATGGAGCGTCAAAGACGGCTTATCGGCGAAAAAAATTATGGCATATTGCAAAATATTCCGGAGAATCTATAAATGACAATCACAAACTACTCAACTCTACAATCGACGGTTGCAGACTTCCTAAACCGTAGCGATCTGACTAGCGTCATACCGACGTTTGTACAGTTGGCCGAGTCGCAAATTAACCGCGACGTTCGCCATTACAGCATGGAGGCAAGAAGTTCTGCGCAACAAGACGCTGGCGACGAATATATGCAAGTGCCATCGGACTGGATCGAAACTATCAGGATGCATGTACAAGGCACTGGAACCACAACGCTTGACCTAATATCCAGAGCCTCCATGTCTGATAAACGAGAAGGCGCTGAAGATATGTCTGGCAGGCCTGAGTATTATTGTCATGCAGATGGCCAATTTCAGCTTTATCCAACACCGGATGCCGAATATACTATTGAGCTACTTTACTACCAAAAAGTGCCTGATTTGGCTTCAAATAGCACGAATTGGTTGTTAGATGACGCTCCAGATGTATATTTGTATGGAACGCTAATGCATTCTGCTCCATACTTACAGGAAGATGGTAGGGCAACGGTTTGGGCTTCTCTTTATTCTGCGGCAGTTCAGCGTTTAAATGAGAGTTCGGAAAGATCCAGGTATTCTGGTTCAGGTTTAACACTTAAAGTAAGAGGACTAGGCTAATGAGCTTTTCAAATTATTTAGAAACAGAGCTTTTGGATCATGTATTCGCAAACAATGCTTACACATCTCCAACAACTGTTTACGTTTCATTGCATACAGCAAATCCAGATGAAGATGCTTCTGGTGCTGAAGTTTCAACGTCAGGAACTGGATATGCTAGAGTTGCTGGAAGTTTTTCAGTATCTGGAAACACCGCAACAACGACTGCGGCAGTTGAGTTTGCAACAGCAACCGCTAGTTATGGCACAGTAACTCACGTTGGCATTTGGGATGCATCGACTGGTGGCAATATGCTTGCATATGCCGCATTGACATCATCAAAGGCAATAGATACTGGTGACGTATTCCGCATCCCAACTGGCGATTTGGATATCACCTTAGACTAATATGGCGTACAGAACTGGATTTGGCACTGGTAATTATGGCGTTAGGGCGTTTGGTCTTGACGGCACTATTACTGATGCCATCGGTTCTGCTACAACAGCCGCAACTACAATATCGAGCGCTGAAGTTGTAAAAAGCGCAAGCGCAAGTACAAGCGCAACAGCATCTTTAACATCTGCTGGACGTATAGTAAAAGATGGATCTGCCGCGAAAACGGCAACTGCATCTACATCTGCATCTGGACAAAAGATATTTCAAGGATCTGCAACTGTTTCTGCAAGCATTACAAGTGCTAGTGCGTCAATACAGTTTGTAACAAACGCAGAGGCAAGCACAAGTGCAAGCGCATCTTTCTCTGCTAGTGGAGTTCGCGTAAGGCTTGCCGATACAGCAATCTCAGCAAGTTTAACGGCAACATCTAATAGCCAACTTGAAGCAAATGCAGTATCTCAGATTAATGCGGTTGCTACTGTATCACCATCAATTGTAAGAGTAAGATTTGGTGGCGGAAGCACAACTCAGAGCGTTTCATCTTTTGTTGCAATTGGCCGCGAGAAATGGGAGATAATTCCTGTAAATTCTGTAACATGGACACAAATAGCCGCTTAAAAGGAGTGAAAAATGGCTGATACTACAACGACGACTTACGGCCTCACTAAACCAGAAGTCGGCGCATCTGAAGATACTTGGGGAACCAAGTTAAATACTAACTTAGATACTCTCGATGATTTGCTAGATGGAACAACGGCGATTGCGCCAAACTTGACTGCTGGAAGCTGGAAAGTTGGCGGAACTGCGGTTACATCGACTGCCGCAGAACTTAATATTCTTGATGGAGTTACAGCTACAGCCGCAGAACTAAATACGTTAGATGGCATTACCGCAACTGTTACTGAGCTAAATTATACTGACGGAGTTACGTCGGCAATACAAACTCAGATAGACGCAAAAGCTCCAATTGCAAGCCCAACTTTTACAGG